CAGATATAATGGAAGCAAGTTTTAGACAAAACTATGGAACTACAAATCAATCTGATAGTCCAATGACAAAAGTAGATAGATCTACTTATTCTGCTTTTTCAAATAAATTATCAAAAGGAACTCCTTCGCAATATTGGGTTCAAAGATTTATTAATAGAACAACAGTAACTTTATATCCTACACCAGATGCATCAGCAGCTGGAAATTATATATACATAAATTATGTTAAAAGAATTACTGATGTTGGTAACTTTGATAATGTGGGTGATGTGCCAAATAGATTTGTACCTTGTATGGTTTCAGGTTTAGCATATTACTTATCACAAAAATGGGCTCTTGATAGAGTACAACAATTAAAATTATTATATGAAGATGAATTACAGAGAGCATTAGCAGAAGATGGTTCACCTTCTAGTTCATTCTTAACACCAAAAACTTATTACCCAGGTAACGGATAATGGCAAAATTTTCATCAGGTAAATATGCACAGTTTATATCAGACCGATCAGGTTTTGCTTTTCCATATCAAGAAATGGTTGTTGAATGGACAGGTGCTAGAGTTCACACTTCAGAGTTTGAACCAAAGTCACCACAAGTAAGTCCTAAACCACATGGTGCAGATCCACAAGCTTTAGAACATGCAAGACCTAGATCACCATCTATACCAAGTCCAGGAATTTTACCTGCTGATCCATTTACAACAGCTGTTGGTTCTACTTCTGTAACAGTTAGTTTAGATAATACCACTTTACAAGTAAATGATTTTGTAAGTTTTTTAGATTTTACAGCTAATAGTATCGGAGGAATTCCTAAACAAAAATTTTCTCCAGAAACAACTTTACAAACAACTATTTCAGCTACTGACACAACATTAACATGTGTTGACTCAACAAATTTTCCATCTGATGGATATGTTTTAATTCAAAGTCCAACACAACCATCTGCAACAGATCCAAATTATGTTCCCGTAATTCAATATGAAGTTATTAAATATACTACTAATACTACTTTAACAGGAGTATTAAGTGGTCTGACTAGGGGAACAAATGCTCCTTTTAGAGGAGAAACACCACCGCTTACAACTGCTAATCAACATCTTGCAGGAGCAAAAATTTTTGGTGCATTTAAAATTTCAAGTATTACAACTACGACAAAAAATAATCCTGGCGAGCCTCCTCAAATTACGGTAAATACAGGATTCACAGTTCCTGTTATTATAGCATCAACAGCAGAAACAGGTGGTGGACAAAATGTTTATTTTAGTCCAGTAGGAAGAGGAATAGTATAATGGCATACACACTATCAAATTTAAGAGACGATATTAGAAACTACACTGAAGTTAGTAGCACAGTATTAACTGATGCAATTTTAGATACTATGATTAAAAATGCAGAAAACAAAATCTATAGATCTTCAGATAATGACGATAATAGATTTTATGCTACATCAACGTTACAAACTGGAAACAGATATGTAACTATTCCTTCAGATTTAAGAATTATTAGATACGCACAATTAAAAGACACATCTACAGGTAAACAAGTATTTTTAGAAAAAAAAGATACTTCATATATGGCAACCTATTATGATACACCCAATACAGCTCAAGGTTTTCCAAAATATTATGCTAATTGGGATGCTAATTTTTGGGTAGTTGCACCTACTCCAGATGCTCAATATGAGATAACACTTGCATATATTAAACAACCTGAAAGTATAACCGTAACTACAGGTGCTGCACCACCAAGCACAAATGGGACTTATTTATCTAATAAATATCAAGACCTAATTTTGTATGCTTCGTTGGTCAATGCATATGGGTACTTGAAAGGTCCGCCAGATATGGTACAATACTATACGCAAGCATATAATGATGCTTTACAAACGTATTCTATCGAACAACAAGGTAGAAGACGCAGAGACGAATATCAAGATGGGGTTATTCGAACAGCTCTTAAATCACCTTTTCCATCAGATTATTAAGGAGATAAAATATGGCAAACGTAATACCAAATTCATTTCGTGGAGAGTTGTTCTCAGGAACACACAACTTTGCGAGTGGAGGTGATACATTTAAAATAGCTTTGTACACAGGATCAATTGGTTCTGTATATACAACATCAAGTACAGTAGTTTCTGGAACAAATGAAGTAAGCACAGGTGGAGGAAGTAATTACACGAGAAAAGATTTAAGTTCTCAAGCAGTTGCATCTTCAACTGCTGTTGCTACAGTGGACTTCGGAGATTCAACTTGGACAAGTGCAACTTTTACAGCAGCATTTGCAGCTATCTATAATGATGATCAAGGAGATAAGTTATGTGTAGTATTAGATTTTGGTGGAGACAAAACTTGTACTAATGGAACATTTAAAATTACTTATCCTGATCCATCAACACCAGCTAATGCTATTATAAGCATGAGTTAATAGGAGAATAAATGGCTTTAGTAATAAATGATAGAGTAAGAGAAACAAGTACAACATCAGGCACAGGTACATTAAACCTTGCAGGTGCTGTAACAGGTTTTAGAACTTTTGTTGATGGGATTGGTAATAGTAATACAACTTACTATGCTATCTTTGAAGAAGGAACTAATTCTTTTGAAGTGGGTCTTGGTACAGTTACCGATGCAACACCAGATACTCTAGCAAGAACTACTGTTTTAAGCAATTCTTCAGGTACTACGGATAAAATAAATTTTTCAGGCGGTACATTAAGTGTATTTTGTACAATGCCTGCAAGTAAGTCAGTTTATTTAGATTCAACAGGAACGCCGGTAGGAGCGGCAAGTAACGGATTTGCTGTTGCAATGGCAATAGCTTTATAGGAGAAAAAATATGGCACAAGATTTTACTAGATACGCAGTTGAAGCAACTAACAGTGCTACTACTGTGTTTACAGCAAATTCAAATGATGCAGTTATTGGAATCAGAATCGCCAACAAAGTTTCTTCAGCAATTGCAATGGATGTTTTTGTGAGTGTAGGTGGCTCTACAACAAGATTTATTTGCAAAGATTTAAGTATTCCACCAAACAGTGCAGTAGAGCTTGTTTCAGGTGGTGCTAAATTTGTAATGCAGAACACTGATGTACTAAAAGTAGAATCAGATACTGCATCTAGTGCTGATGTATACGTTAGCGTTGTTGATGCAATTAGTGCGTAGGAGGATAAATGGATAGTTTATATGATACAATATACATAGGTAATAAACCTGGATCAGAAAATATTTACACTCATGCTCAAGTTATAGATCAAAAAGGTATGGTCATTGAGTCTGCAGTGTTAGCAGGACCAGTTACCTTTACACAAACAATAACAGTAACAGGGACATTGGTAATAATATAATGAGTAAAATAGAAGTAAATACAGTTGCACCACAATGCGGAACTACTTTAACACTAGGTGAATCTGGTGACACAGTAACTTTAGGAAGTGGTGCTAGTCAATCTGGTTTTGGTCGTACTGGTACAGTAGATTGGCAGACAGGATCAATTAAAACAAGTACATTTACAGCAACTAGTGGCGAAGGTTATTTTGTAAATACTACAAGTGGGGCCGTAACAGTTAATTTACCTGCTGGAGTTGCAGGTGCTATAGTAGGTTTAAAAGACTATGCAGGAACTTGGGGAAGTAACGCAGTAACACTAAATCCAAATGGTTCAGATAAGATTGGTGGTGATAATGCTACTGATCCTACATTAGAAGTAAACGGTGGTGCAGTTCTTTTAGTTTTTGTTGATTCAACACAAGGGTGGCTAACCACTCAAGAATCAGTTACAGAAAGTCCAAGTGGGGTACAAACTTTTATAACAGCTACAGGTGGAACAATTACTTGTTCAGGAAATTACAAAATTCATACTTTTACAGGACCAGGAACATTTCAAGTTACTCAATTAGCAACTACACCAGCTTGTAATTCAATAGACTATTTAGTAGTTGCTGGCGGTGGTGGTGGAGAATGTAATCCAACTCAAGGTCACGGTGGAGGTGGCGGTGGTTTTAGACTATCTAATTCTACTTGTATGCCAGCGCCTTTAACTTCACCTTTAGCAAATCCAACAGGTATAACTGCAACAATTTCTTCTTTTCCAATTACAGTTGGTGCTGCTGGAGCAATAGATGGTCAAGGTGGTACTTCAACTTTTTCAACAATATCATCTGCAGGTGGTGGCGGTGGTAACGGTGGTAACGGTGGTTCCGGTGCTGGTGGTGGATCAGGCAATACACCTCCTGTTAGTCCACCTCAAGGACAAAACGGAGGACCAGGAGGTCATTCTGGTGGTGGTGGAGCAGGAGCAGCAGGTGGTGCATTTATTCCTCCAAATAATGGTGGACTTGGTGGAGATGGTTCATTTGTAGTTCAAACTGGTTTTGCTGGTTGTAATGGAACAACAGGTCCTGTTAGTAGTACAAGATATTTTGCTGGTGGTGGAGCTGGTGGTTATCCGGTAGGAAGACCAGCCGGTATTGCTGGTGGAGCTGGCGGTGGAGGTTTTGGTGGAGAAGGTGCTGTTCCAGCTGGTGCAGGTGCAACTAATACTGGTGGTGGCGGTGGAGGTTCTGCAAATTCATCTCCAGGAGCAAAAGCTGGCGGTAGTGGAATTGTAATAATAAGGTATAAATTTCAATAATGACTAGTACAATTAAAGTAAACAATGTACAAAACCAATGTGGTCAAAACATCATTAACGAGAATAGTAATACAATTACTATTGGCGCTAGTGGTGATACGATTGCTTTAGCATCAGGTGCAAGTCAATCAGGTTTTGGTAGAACAGGAACTGTAGATTGGCAAACAGGAAGTATTAAAACTGCAACTTTTACAGCAGCAAACGGTGAAGGTTATTTTTGTAATACTACAAGTGGTTCTTTTGAAGTAGATTTACCAGCAGGAAGTGCTGGTGCTATTGTTTCAATACAAGATTATAATAATACATTTGACAATAATAATTTAACAGTTGATCCAAATGGTTCAGAAAAAATTAATGGCGGTGCTGCAGGAGCAGCTGTTACTTTATCAACAGAAGGCCTAGGTGTTACTTTTGTATATATAGATGCAACGGTTGGTTGGAGATCAATTCACAGTAATGAATATGCAACTGCAGGAGAGGGTTTTGTAGTAGCCACAGGTGGAAATACTATTACAGAAGATGGAGATTTTAAAGTACATACATTTACAGGTCCAGGAACTTTTACAGTTTGTTCTCTTGCAAGCACTCCTGCTAATAACGTGGTTCAATATTTAGTAGTAGCAGGTGGAGGTGGTGGAGGTTGTGCCGGAGGTGGAGCAGGTGGTTTTAGAACTTTCACAGCGTCTCCTTTATCAACTCCTCCATTGAATGCTCCCGCAGGTATTACAGTCACAGCTACAGGATTTCCAATAGCCGTAGGTGGTGGAGGTGCAGCTACGGGAACAGGATCGGTTTCAACTTTTTCAACAATTACATCTGCTGGTGGTGGAAGGTCTGTAGGAAACACACCTCCTGAAGGAAACGGTGGATCAGGTGGTGGTGGTCGAGGATCTTATAATCCAAATTCAGCAGCAGGTGGAGCAGGAAATCAACCGCCAGTAAGTCCGTCTCAAGGTAATCCAGGTGGTGCTGGATCAGGACCAGCAACTGGTGGTGGACCAGGATGTTATCAAGCTGGTGGCGGCGGTGGTGCTAATTCAGATGGTAGAGATTTTAATCAACCTAGCCCAGGTAATGGTGGTGACGGTGAACCTTCAAATATTACAGGAAGTCCTGTAGTTTATGCAGGTGGTGGATCAACTAGTACCGGTGGCCAGCCAAGTCCAAGACCTGGAGGAGCAGGCGGAGGTGGAACTGGTTCACAATCAGGACCAGCAACTACAGCAGGAACAGTTAACACCGGTGGTGGAGGTGGTGGAGGAACATCGGCCAAAGGTGGTGGATCAGGAGTAGTAATAATAAGGTATAAATATAAATAATATGAATACATTAAATTTATTTTCTAAAGTTATATTTACAGATAATTTAAATTTATCTGATAAAGATAAAAGTAAACTCAAACAAGTAGTAAAAAAAGAAAAATATAAAAAAGTAGAAGATAAAAACTCTTCTTGTATTAGTGAATCATTACACGTGTTAGATGATAATAAATTAATAAAAATTAAAGAAAAAATTGTAGAGGCTTTTATAAAATTTAATAAACAAGTTTTAAAATACAATAATAACTTTGAAATGACTACTTGTTGGTCTACTAGATCTAGTAAAAATAATTATTCACATTTTCACAATCATACTAATAATTTTTACAGCGGTGTCTATTATATAGATGTAGATGAAAATACTGGAGAAATAGAGTTTTGTGATTTTTCTAATAATACTTTTGAACTCAATCCTACTGAATATAATATACATAATTCAAAAAGCTGGAAATTTAAACCACATAATGATATGATTATATTTTTTCCTAGTGAGTTACACCATATGATTCATTTAAATAAATCAAACAAAAATAGGTATTCTTTGGCTTTTAACTTTTTTCCAATAGGAAAAATAGGAATAGGGGATTCAACTTTAAAGGTAAATAGTATAAATTAAGTAAATTATGAGTGAAGTAAAAGTAAATAAAATTAGTCCAAGAACAAATTGTGGTACAACTACATTAGGGGATAGTGGAGATTCTTTTGTTATTCCTAGTGGTGTAACAATTACTAACAACGGAACGCAAACAGGTTTTGGAAGAACAGGTACAGTAAACTGGCAGACAACTCCTAAAACAGGAAACTTTGCTGCAGTTAATGGTGAAGGTTATTTTGTTAATACCACATCAGGTGCTGTAACAATGACTATGCCATCTGGATCAGCAGGTGCAATAGTTTCAATACAAGATTACAATAAAACATTTGATTCAAATGCTTTAACAGTTACTCCAGCAAGTGGAGAAAAAATAAATGGTGGTGACGCTAGTGCTAGTTTAATTATAGCTACAGAAGGTCAAGGTTTAACTTTTGTTTATGTTGATTCAACAGTTGGTTGGAAAACAGTACACGAAAATGAATTTACTGCAGGTGGAGCTACCCACGTAATAGCAACAGGTGGAACAATTACTTGTTGTGGGGATTATAAAATTCATACTTTTACAGGGCCTGGCACATTTACTGTAACTAGCGCTGGTGCTGGAACTCAATGTGCTCCAAGTATCGCTGATTATTTAGTTATTGGTGGTGGCGGAGGAGGTGGAGGAAATTTAGGTGCTGGAGCCGGAGCTGGTGGTTTTAGAGAGGGAAAAGCAGCTGCAAGCCCAACACACACTGCTCCTCCTCATAGTGCATCTCCTGTTGCAGCGACTACAGGAATAACTCTTTCAGCACAAGCTTATACAATTACAGTGGGTAGTGGTGGAGCTGGAATACCCGCTCCTACGACTGGTCCAGGATCAGCTGGTAATGTTTCAACTTTTTCAACAATAACAGCCGCAGCTGGCGGTTTTGGTGCCGGAGGGGCTCCTCCAGCACCTAGTGGACCTGGTGGTTCTGGTGGTGGATCTGGTGGTTATGGTTCTCCTGGATCTGGTGGCTGTGGTAATACACCTCCAGTAAGTCCATCTCAAGGAAATCCAGGTGGAGGAACTCCAGGAGGAAATCCACCTTATGCATCTGCTGGAGGAGGTGGTATTGGTGGTGCAGGTGTAACTGTAAATTCTACTTTAGGAAGACCAGGAGGAGATGGTTTAGCAACTTCTATTACAGGATCATCTGTAACTAGAGCTGGTGGTGGAGCTGGATCACCTTATGGTTCTGCTACAGACGTTATTCCTAATAACCCCGGAGGGGGTCCTGGTGGAGGAGGTATGGGAGCAAATCCTAGTTCACCTGCTCCTGATAGAGCCGATATGAATGGTGATGACAACACTGGTGGTGGCGGTGGTGGAACAGGTGAAGCACCAAAAACTATTGCTGGTGGTAATGGAGGTTCAGGTATAGTAGTAATAAGATACAAATATCAATAGTTGAATGAAAATTAAAATTAATATATAAGGAGAAACATTATGGCACATTTTGCAAAATTAGGAGCTAACAGTAAAGTTATTCAAGTGTTAACACTTGATAACAAAGATATGTTAAATGCTGATGGTGTTGAAGATGAAT